TCGAATCCCTGCTACTGCCGAGTCCGGAAACCAGTTGGTCCCGCACGCGCAGATTAAATCGGCCGTATGAATTGCCGTCCGAATCGGTTTGAATTCCAAAATCATTGAAATGGATTGAACATGCCCAGAGGCGGAGCCCGCCCGGGCGCTGGAAGGCCCCGGAAGAATCCTGATGCACCAGCCAAGCCCAAGGTGCGGGCGAAGGCGAAGAAGGCAAGCAACCCGGGCCTCGGTCGCGGCATGACGCTGCCGAACGGGGAGAAGTCACCCGACGCGCCGCCGGACTGGCCGTTCGGCACGAAGCCACCGCAGGAGCCCGAGAAGCCGGTCGATCCGGAGTCGGATGACGGCCTGACCGATGAACAGCGCGCCGGCCTCACGCCGCTCGAGTACCTGCTGGCGGTGATGCGCAGCCCCACGGCTTCGAAGAGTGCGCGGATGCAGGCGGCCATCCAGGCGGCACCGTACATGCATCCGAAGCTGACGCCGGCCGGCAAGAAGGAGGCGAAACGGGATGCAGCGAAGGGTGTCGCGCAGGGCAGGTTCGCGGCCTCGGCGCCCCCGAAACTCGCCGCGGCGCACGGTAAGCGCGTGTGAACCCGACCTGGTCGACTGCGTGCCCGGACTGGGCCGATCGGCTCAAGGCGGGCCGCTCAATCATCCCGCCGCCGATCTTCAAGGAGACCGCGGAGCAGGCGCTGGCCATCTTCAAGGAACTGAAGATCGTCGACGCTGGCAACCTGACGTTCGGCGAGTCGTGCGAGCAGTGGGTGTTCGATCTGGTGGCATCCGTGTTCGGAGCCTACGACCAGGAAAGCGGCCGGCGGCTGATCACCGAGTGGTTCGTTTGCCTGCCCAAGAAGAACAGCAAGTCGACGCTGGCGGCCGGCATCATGATGACGGCGCTGATCCTGAACTGGAGGCCGTCGGCGGAGTTTGTGATTCTGGCGCCGACGAAGGAGATCGCGCTCAATAGCTACGCTCCGGCGCAGGACATGTGCTCGGAGCGGGCAGACGAAGAACTGGCGTCGTTGATGAACGCCCAGAGCCACGTCAAGACCATCACGAACCAGGAGAGCAACGCCACGCTCAAGGTCGTGGCGGCCGATTCGGCAACGGTGGGCGGCAAGAAGTCGGTCGGAACGCTGGTCGACGAGCTGTGGTTGTTCGGCAAGGAGGCCAACGCGGCGAACATGCTGCGCGAGGCGATCGGCGGCCTAGCCAGCCGGCCCGAGGGATTCGTGATCTACCTGACCACGCAGTCGGACGACCCGCCGGCGGGGGTGTTCAAGCAGAAGCTGGATTACGCGCGCCGCGTGCGCGATGGCGAGCTCGAGGACCGCAAATTCGTTCCCATCATCTACGAGTTCCCGCCGGACATGATCGCGGCGAACGAGCACCGGGACATCAAGAATTTCCCGCTGGTGAACCCGAATTGGGGCCGCTCGGTGGATGCGGAATTCATCGAGCGGGAATACAGCAAGGCGCTCGAGGCTGGCGAGGAAGAGGTCCGCGGCTTCCTGGCTAAGCATGGGAACGTCGAGATCGGCCTGAACCTGCGCTCCGACCGATGGGCCGGCGCCGACTTCTGGGAGCAGGCGGCCGAACCTGGCCTGACGCTGGAAGCGCTGATTGAGCGCTGCGAGGTGATCGTCTTCGGGATCGACGGCGGCGGCTTGGACGACCTGTTGGGGCTGTGCGCGATCGGCCGCGAGCGCGGAACGCGCCGGTGGCTCTCGTGGAACAAGGCCTGGGCGCACGAAATCGTGCTGCAGCGGCGCAAGGAGATCGCGCCGCGGCTGAAAGACTTCGAGCAGGCCGGCGACCTTGTGCTGGTGAAGAACCCGGGCGATGACGTCCAGGAGGTCGCGGAGCTGGTTTGCCGAGTGCGGGACGCCGGCCTGCTGCCGGAGAAGAACGCGATCGGCGTGGACGCCTCGGGCATCGCGGACATCGTGGATGCCCTGACGGCGCCGGAGCGTGGCATCTCGATGGAGCAGATCGTTGCCGTGCGGCAGGGGTACACCTTGAACGGCGCGATCAAGACCTGCGAGCGGCGAATCGCCGGCGGCGAGATGGTGCACGCCGACCAGGACCTGATGGCCTGGTGCGTCGGAAACGCGCGGATCGAGGACAAGGGCAACGCCATCATCATCACGAAGGCAGCCTCTGGGAAAGCCAAGATCGACCCGCTCATGGCGACGTTCGATGCCGTCTCGCTGATGGCGCTCAATCCAGTCGCTGCTGCCTTCAAATCGTTCTGGGAAACCGCCTGATGAAAAAACACCTGCAGATGATTGCAGCGCGGGCGGCCGGTGGGCTGCGAGCGCTCGCGAAACTGGCGATCGGCTGGCGCCCGGATGCGCTCATGGCCGCCGGCGCTTCCAGCATCGCTTACGGCGCGTGGCTGATGTACGAGCCAGCTGGCTTCATCGTCGGCGGCTCTCTCCTTCTCACTGCCGGGATCCTCGCGGCGCGGAAGGTTGCCTGATGGGATTCCTGTCTTCGCTCGTTGCGCCCGGCCCGCGCGCTCAAGCGTTCGACGAGCCATTCTGGGCGGAGCACTTCACGATCAAGTCGACGGCCGGCAAGAGCGTGACCGCGCAGAGCGCCCTTGGCGCAATGTCGGTGCTGGCGTGCACGAAGGTGATCTCGGAGGATGTGGCGCAGGTCTCCCGGGGTTTGTACAAGAAGCTCAAAGGCGGCGGCAGTGACGAAGTCCGCGATCATCCGATCGCCAAGCTGTTCCTGCGCCGCGCGAACGAGTGGCAGACTGGCTTCGAGTTCCTCGAGACGCTGGTGATCCATTGCGCGCTGGCCGGCCGGTTCGTTGCCTTCAAGAACGTGGTTCGCGGGCAAGTTCGCGAACTGATCCCATTCCAGCCGCATGAGATCACGCCATGCCTGGAGGACCTGGGCGACGGCAGGCGGCGCCTGATCTACCGCGCAACGCTGAACGGCGATAGTCTCGACTTGCCGCCGTCAGCGGTGTGGCATGTGAAGGGGCCGAGCTGGAACGGCTGGGACGGCATGGAGTTCCTGAAGCTGGCGCGCGAAGCCATCGGCTTGTCGATAGCGACCGAGGAATCGCACGCCCTGATGCACGCCAACGGCGGGCAGGCTTCGGGGATGTACAGCGTCGATTCCCCACTGGACGACAAGCAGTACAAGCAGCTGCGCGACTGGATAGAGAAGTCGATCACCGGCACGAACAAGTTCAAGCCTTTCGTTCTTGACCGCGGCGCGAAGTGGATCCAGACCGCGATGTCGGGCGTGGACGCGCAGCACATCGAGACGCGCAAGTTTCAGATCGGCGAGGTCTGTCGCGGCATGCGGGTCATGACCATCATGATCGGCCTGGACGACAAGACAACGACCTTCGCCAGCGCGGAACAGATGTTCCTCGCGCATGTGAAGTACACGCTGGGCGCCTGGTTCAAGCGCATCGAGGAGTCGATTGCCGCGAACCTGCTGACCGATGACGAGTGGGCGCAGGGGCTGTACTTCAAGTTCCGCCCGGTGTCGCTCCTGCGCGGCTCGGAGAAGGACCGCGGCGACTTCTACTACCGGCTGTGGCTGATGGGCGCGCTAAACGCGAACCAGATCCGGGACATGGAGGAAATGAATCCGTACGTTGGCGGCGATGTATACCGCGTGCCGGTCAACACCGCGCCCACCGACGCGGACCCGAATGCTGACGACCCGCTGCTCAAGCCGGGGGGCGATCCGGGTCAGAACCGCCGACTCAACGTCGGCCGCGTGCTCTCAGCGCGCAACGAGCGCCGCATCCGCGACGCCGATTCCATGCTCAACGAAGTGCTCTCCGAGCTCGACGAAGAGCCACAGGAGTAGACCCATGTCCAAGAAGCTTTTCGACCTCACTCCGCTGCGAGGCGCGATGAACCGTTGCCCGGCGAAGATGGGCCCGGGGGTGCTGCGTCTGGACGCCGACAAGGCTTCCGACGAGGCCGACGTCTTCGTTTACGGCGACATCGGCGGCTGGTGGGGCGGCGTCAGCGCGGAGGAGTTCGCCAAGGAGATCGCCGCGCTCGACGTCAAGACGATGAATGTGCGCCTCAATAGCCCAGGCGGTCTCGTCTTCGAAGGCGTGGCGATCTACAACGCGCTGGCCCGGCACTCGGCAAAGGTGATCGTGCACGTCGAGGGCATCGCAGCGAGCATCGCCTCTGTCATTGCGATGGCAGGCGATGAAATCCGCATCGCCGAGGGCTCGCGCTTCATGATCCACGACCCGTGGACGATCGTCATGGGCAGCGCTGACGACCTGCGCGCAGAAGCCGACGTTCTCGAGGGGTTGAAGTCCGACCTGATCGACATCTACGCCGCGCGCACCGAGCAAACGCGCAATGACCTGTCGGACTGGATGACGGTCGAGACCTGGCTGAGCGCGCGCGAGGCCGTGGACAAGGGTTTCGCCGACAGCATGACGCCGGCCAAGAAGAAGGAAAAGAAGGAAGCGCATGCGCGCTCGGCGATCTTGCGTCACTTCCGCAACGCCCCCCAAGACCTTGTCGCAGTCGACGACGAGGCGCCCCCGATTCGCGAGTTCGAAGCCTTCCTCCGTGATGGAGAAGGGCTTTCGCAGTCCCAGGCCAAGCGCATTGCCGCCGCGGCCCGGGTCATCACCGTGCAACGAGACGATGCACGGTTGCCCCAACGAGACGATGGGGCGTCCCTGGCAAAGCTGGCAGCGCACATCAGCGCGCTCAAAGCGTAGCCGACTTCCCATCCCACCCATCGAGCCCGCCCTGTGCGGGCTTCACTTTTTGAGGAACCCGAAATGTCGCAAGACAAAGATGCCGTCACCCAGGTGATGGAAGCTTTCACCGAGTTCAAGTCTTCGAACGACAAGCTGCTGGCCGCCAAGGCCGACGGCAAGGCTGTCGGCGACTTGACCGCGAAGGTCGAGAAGATCAGCGATGCGCTCGACAAGTTCGAGCCGATGAACCAGGCGGTCACCCTGGCCGGCCAGCAGCAGAAGGCGATGCAGGAGCAGCTCGATCGCGTCGAGACCATCCTGAACCGTCCCGGCGGCATGGGCGGCGACAAGGGCAAGGAAGAGGCCGCCAAGATGGCCGCCGCCTTCGACCGCGTGATGCGCAAGCCCGCATCCGACCGCGACCCGAAGGACATGGAGGCCCTGCGCCACATGAACACCTTGGTCAAGGGCAACGACACTGGCGCCGGCTATCTGCTGGCTCCGCCCGAGATGCAGCGCGACATCATCAAGAACATCGTGGAGATTTCCCCGATGCGCTCGATCTGCCGCGTGATCACGATCGGCAGCCAGAGCTACAAGGCGCCCAAGCGCACCGGCACCGCGACCGCCACCCGCGTGGGCGAGACCGGCTCGCGCTCCAACACGGGCGACCCGGCCTATGGAATGCTGGAAATCCTCGCACCCGAGCTGTTCGCGCGCTTCGAGATCTCCCAGCAGATGCTCGAGGACTCGGACTATGACCTGCTGGCCGAGCTGCGCATGGAGTCCGCCGAGCAGTTCGCCTTCAAGGAAGGCTACGAGTCGATCAACGGCACCGGTGCCGGCACCAACCAGGCCGAAGGCATCCTGTCCAACGCCGACGTCGGTGAAGTGGTCTCCGGCAGCGCCTCGGCCATCACCGCCGACGGCATGATCGACCTGTACCACTCCGTGAAGACTGCGTACACCCGCAACGGCCTCTTCGGTCTGAACCGGGCGTCGCTGAAGGCCGTGCGCAAGCTGAAGGACACCACGAATCAGTACCTGTGGATTCCCGGCATCGCCAACGCGGCGCCGAACACGATCCTGGGTGCCCCGTACGTGGAGATGCCGGATCTGGCGGACCCCGCGGCGAACGCCTACCCGGTGTTGTTCGGTGACTTCCGCCAGGGCTACGGCTTGGTCGACCGCATCGGCATCAGCTTCCAGGTGGACTTCACCACGGGCGCCGATTCCGGCACGGTGGTATTCCGCGCCCGCAAGCGCGTCGGCGGCGGCGTGCTGAAGGCCGAGGCGCTGAAGAAGATGAAGTGCTCGACGTAATCGAGCGCTGACCACCAAAGGCCCGCGTGATGCGGGCCTCTTCATCCCCCCATTCAACGTCTCTCACTCCCCAGCAACGGAGAAAGAATCATGGAATTGCACAACAACATCAAGCAGGTCATGGCCATCATCCCGGCCGCGATCGGCGCGAACGCTACCAAGACCGGCGCGGTCATCGACCGCAAGGGCTATGGCGGCGTCGAGTTCATCGTCTCTTACGGCTCGGTCACGACCACGGGCACCGTGGTGACGATCGTCGCCAAGGAAGGCGATGTGACCGGCACGATGACCAGCGTGGCCGACGCCGACCTGCTCGGCACGGAAGTGCTGGCATCGCTGCCGGCCGCCACGCCGCGCACGGCTGGCACCACGAAGGAGGTGTCCAAGCGCCTGGGCTACCGGGGCAACAAGCGCTACGTGCAGCTTCTGGCGGTGCAGACCGGCGTCACGTCGGTGGGCGTCGTGGGTGCGAACGCGATCCTGTTCAACCCCTCGAGCGCGCCGGTCGCGAACCCGTAAGCCAACGCAAGGAATGGGTCGCGCGCTCGCCCGCGCGTCGCCGTGAAACCCGGCACCTTCACCACTCTGGCGAGAGAGTACGAACATGGCATTGAACTCCGGGGAGCGCCAGGTCGCTCCCAGTCTTGACGGAATCAGGGCAGACCACGTCGCCCGCTATCGGTGGGCCGCTTCTGTGCTCGAGCCTGGTAGCAAGGTCATCGACGTGGGCTGCGGCATCGGCTATGGCGCGCGCATCTTGGCTGATGCCGGGATGGACGTCATAGCGGTGGACCTCGACGTCGAGAGCATCGAATACGCACGGGCGCACTACGGGCACGAGCGCATCAGGTTCCAGGTCTGCGATGCAGCGTCAGTGGAGTGGATTGAGGCCGACGCAGCGGTTTGCTTCGAGATGATCGAGCACGTCGCCGACCCGCTGCAGATGTTGCGCCGCTTGCGCGCGAAGACGCCCTTGCTGCTGTCCAGCGTGCCGAACGAGGAAGTCTTCCCCTGGGAGAACTACGCCTTCCATCACCGGCACTACACGAAGTCGCAATTCACCCGGCTGCTGGTCGATGCCGGCTTCCATGCGACGCGCTGGTTCGGACAGGATGGTCCTGAGTCTCCGGTCGAAGCTGGCGTGAACGGCCGCACTCTGGTGGCAGTTGCCGTCGCTGATGAGGGCGCCGGTGCGCCGACGCATGAAGTTTCGCCGCCGCCTCCCACCACCGGCCTTGGGCACGTCGCCATCCTGGGCCTCGGTCCTTCGGTGCGGCAGTTCCTTGAGATCACGAAGCGCCTTGGTGGTCGACGCGCCTTCTGCGATGAGGTGTGGGGCATCAACGCGTTGGGCGACGTTTTCGCATGCGATCGCATCTTCCACATGGACGATGTCCGCATCCAGGAGATCCGGGCGGCGGCCAAGCCGCAGTCCAACATTGCGCGAATGCTGGAGTGGCTGCGCCGCGAAGACATCCCGTCGGTGGTGACCAGCCGGGCGCACCCGGACTACCCGCGGCTCCAGGAATTCCCGCTCGCGGCCGTCATCGAAGAATTCCCGCTCGCGTACTTCAACAGCACTGCGGCGTATGCGGTGGCGTACGCGCTGCACATGAAGGCCACGAAGATTTCCCTCTGGGGTATGGACTTCACCTATCCCGACGCACACGACGCCGAAAAGGGCCGCGCCTGCGTGGAGTTCTGGCTCGGGATAGCGGCTCAGCGCGGCGTCGAGATCGCCATGCCCAAGACGACGAGCCTGATGGATGCACTGGAGCCGCAGGAGCGCCGCTTCTACGGCTACGACACCTTGCACCTGGACATCCAGCGCACCGACACGGGCGTGGAGATCACTCGCACCGAACGCGAGAAGCTGCCGACGGCAGAAGAGATCGAAGAAAACTACAGCCACAAAAAGCACCCGAACCCGCTGGTGCAAGGCTGAAGGGACGCCATGAACTTCAAGATCGTCACCGCCGTCACCACGGAGCCGGTCACGCTGGCAGAAGCGCGCTTGGCGCTTCGTCTGACCGATGACGATCCGACTGACGAAGACTCGCTCATCACCGCATGGATCACCGCGGCGCGCGAGATCGCAGAGCACTACACCGGCCGCGCTCTTGCCGCGCAGACGCTGGAGGCCGCGCTCGACGCGTTTCCGTGCTCGGCAGATCGGGCGTGGCGCCCTGCCTTTCCACACGGCGACTTCATAGACCTGCCGCGCCCGCCAGTGGCATCCATCACCAGCGTGAAGTACACCGACACGGCTGGCGTGGAGCAGACGATCTCGAGCAGTGCCTATGCGCTGAGCCCCTACGGACTGTCCAACCGCATCGCTCCGACGTACGGGAACTACTGGCCATCGACGCAGTGCATTCCCGACGCGGTGCGCATCCGCTACGTGACCGGCTACGGCGCGAGCGGCCAACCGGCAGGCGGTGAATTCGTGACGGTGCCCAAGAGCGTGAAGTCGGCAATCCTGCTGATGGTGGTCTGGTTCAATGAACACCGCGGCGACGAGATGGACCCGAACGACATCCAGCCGCCGGCGGCCAAGGCGCTGCTGAATACCGTGAAGGTTTGGGGCCGCTGATGACGCCAATCGGCCGCCGCAACCGCAAGGTCACGATCCTGCACTACGTCGATGCGCAGGATGACATCGGCCAGCCGGTGATGAATTGGGTGACGTTCAAGACCCGGTGGGGCAACGTGCGCACGCTCAACGGCATCGAGACGATCAAGGGCGGGGCGGAAACCAGCATCGCGAACGCCTCGATTCGGCTCGTCTATTGCACCGACATCACGACCGCCATGCGCGCGCAGGTCGGCGCCACGGTGTACGAGATCAAGGCGGTGCTTCCAGACGAGGCTGGGCGTCAGTACACGGACCTTGCCTGCGAGATCGTGCAATGAAGCCGAGCCGATTCGCGAGCGTGCGCGCGGCGAAGTACGCCGGCAAGAACACATTCTCGATCTACGCGAACATTTCTGACATCGAGGCGATGTTCGATGAAATAACGGAAGACATTCAGGCGGCCGCGCGCCCAGCAGCACAAGCGATGGCGCAGGTGCTCTACGAAGCGGTGCGCGTGAACGTGGCGGCCTTGGGGCAGCACACCGGCAACCTCTACAACTCGATCTATCAGGCGTATTCGCCTGAGAACAGCGGACCGGGCAAGGCAACCTATCACATCAGCTGGCGCACCGCCAAGACCGGCGGAGCGCGCGCCCCTCACGGTCACCTGATCGAGTTCGGCCACTACCAAAAGTACAAGGTCTATCTCGGAAAAGACGGCCACTGGTACACGAACAAGAAGGCACCGCTGCCCACGCCGATTCAGATCGCGGCGCGGCCCTTCATCCGGCCCGCATCGTCGCACTTTCCGCAAGCGCTTGATGCTGGCGAGAAGGTGCTGCTCGCGGCAGCCAACGGGAGCCGTGCATGACGCTCGAGGCCGATCTCTTCACGCTGCTCAAGGCGGTGACGCCGCGCGTGTTTCCTGACTTCGCGCCAGTGAGCACCCAACGGCCTTACGTCACGTATCAGCAGATCGGCGGCGACGTTCTGAACATGGTCGCGAACGTGGCCCCGGGCGTGCGCAACGCGCATTTGCAGATCACCGTCTGGTCCGACACGCGCAAGGAGTCGATCTCGCTCATGCGGGCCATCGAAGACGCGCTGTGCGCGACGAGCGTCTTCTCATCCTGCCGTCCGATCGCAGCGGCTGTCGCTGACTATGACGCCGAGATTCCCGTCTATGGGTGCAGGCAGGACTGGACCATCTGGCACACGAATTAGGGCATCACAGCCCAACCCGTTGAGAGAGCCCGCCTCGCGCGGGCTTTTTCATTCCCGCCCGCCTTTGGGCAACCGCAACCAACCGCCTTCGGGCGGTTTTTTTGTGCCCCACAAGGGCGAAAGGTAAATCATGAGCTTCAATTTCCCTGAGGGGACTCGCTTCTATTTTTGCGGCAGCGACACCTTCGCATCCGAGAAGACGATTTCCGCTGTGACCAACGCCGACCCGGCCGTCGCATCGTCGACCGCCCACGGCTACGTGGATGACGACGAGGTGCTGTTCATCTCGGGCTGGGAAGACGCCACGAACGCGATCT